CGTGAGCGTGATGCAGTTGAAGAACTAAACAAACGCAGAGCAAGATTAGGTCGTAGCGAAGAAGAAGTTGCTGAGATTGAAAAGTTAATGCTTGAAAAGGGTATGACTAATCACGAAACAGCATCTGAATATTTTGATTGGATGAAGCAAGCAGCAACGCCTACTCCGATGGGATACAGCTCTAGCCCAATGAATAAGTTTAACCTTGAGAAGTATTGGAAGAACCCACAAATGGGCGCTAGAGATGAAGCACAAAAAGCGCTGATGGAATTGAAAAACCAAAATTCAAGACCTATCGGTTTTAAATAAGTAGTAAATAGGGGATATTTACTTTAGGAGTTTATTATGCCAATAGGCGGAGGAATAGTTCCAGCCTCGGGTTCATCGCAATATACTGAGTTAACTTACGTAACTCGTAGAGCGTTTATCCCCAAGCTGGTCGTACAGCTTTACAACAGCACACCTTTGATGGCTGCTTTGATTGCAAACAGTCAACAGGCTTCAGGTGGTGTATCCCAAGTAACCGTGCCAGTTCAAGGCGCTCAATTTGTTAACGCACAGTGGTCTGACTACTCTGGTTCTTTTAACCAGCCAGCAGTTCAGCAAGGTGCATTTAACGCTGAATTTAACTTAAAGTTAATGATTGCTCCAGTACCTTTCTTAGGTATGGAAGGTGCAGTTCAGCAAGATTACGCCATTATTCCATTGATCGAAGCTCGTATGAACGATGCGACCAACGTAATGATGGATGCAATGGCTACTGCGCTTTATAACAACTACACCAACACACAACAGTTTATTGGCTTGCCAGGCGCTATTGATGATGGTACAAACTTAACAACTTACGGTAACATCAATCGTTCTACTTACACTTGGTGGAAGTCAACACGTTATGCAGCAGGTAACGTAAACCCAACACGTCAAAACGTATTGCAGTACATTTCTGGCACTGTCAAAAAAGGTGCTGAAGTTCCTACTTTTGCCGTTTGCGGTTTTGGTACATGGACTTTGTTAGCACAAGACTATGTAGGTCAAGAGCAATACGTTATCACCCCAGGAAACGCTTTTGATGGCGATTCCAACGGTCCTCAAGCAGCTTTCCGTGCATTGATGGTCGCTGGTGTTCCTGTTTATCCAGATCCATACTGTCCTGAAGGTATCATGTACTTCATCAACAGTAACTACTTGAACCTCTATATCCACGATCAAGGTTCTTTCGTATTTACTGGTTTTGAATCTACATTACCAAACTGGCAGATCGGTTATGTTGGCGCTGTCTTGATGATTGCCGAATTGGTAAGCACCAAGCCTAAGTCAATGACTGTGGTGTCTGGTTATAACTCTATTTCACTATAAGGAGCTGATAACATGGCACTCGGTTTAAATAAAATTCTCATTGCTGGTACTTATGAAAATACGCCTGGTGCGTATTGGCAAGCTGCCACAAACATCTCTGTAACTACCGCAGGTAACGTAGTTCCTGCTGGTACTTACTTGATGTTCAATACATCAAACGTAGTTATCCAAGCCGTTTCTAATTACAACGCTACAAGTAACGTGGCTACATTCTCAAACGTGTATCCAGTTAACTCTGGCGGTGTAGTTATTTCTGACGGTGTAAACGTACAATTATTGGCAACCACTAACACTACAGCTCAGTTGATTACTGTAAACGGTGGTATTCCTGTAACTGGTACATTTAACACTTAAGGAGCAATAAATGGCTAATGCTGATTCAGTATCACAGTTTTATTTGGATAGTTTTGGCTATGGTCGTGTTGCTGTTATTAAAGCCACTGCTTTAAATACATCTGGAAATGGCGCTACTACTGGTATCACTATTCCATTTTTAAGCGGTGGTTTAACTAATGCAAATGCTACAGTTGGATCTGGAAGCGTTATTCTTAAAACAATTCGTGTGCAAAATCCTACAGGTAATGTAGCTTTAGCAAACGTGTCTATCACAACAAGTAATGACGGTAACATTTCAAACGTAGTAGTAGCAAACGTAGTTTTAAGCACTGTGTCAGCAGCTGGTAGATACCAAGACCTGACTATTGCTGGAGCTTACGGTGCTAACACAGCCATATCTGGATTCACAACCCAAGCCTTATTTGTCAACGTCAATACTGTAAGCGGTAACGCAAACACTGTTGATATTGCCATTTATGGTGATGTAGTCAGTTTCTGATGTCTAATATTTTTGTAACCAATCACACTGACAAACTCCATAAAGATGGATATGGCGGTGTGTTTTATAACTTTGAGCCAGGTAAAACAGTAGAAATACCTGTTGAAATTGCTAGGCACATATTTGGTTATGGAGAGAACAACAAAGAGCCTTACTTGGCTAGGCTAGGATGGATTACAACTTTTAATGATTTAGATAAGGGTTTAGAAATCCTGGCTAAATGGGAGTTGTCCACCGAACCACCAAAAAAGAACCAATCGTTATCCCCGTTGGTGGAGAGAGTACCCTTGCCCATTAAAAAGGCAGGGGGAAAAATCCTTCAAGCGGTAGCATGAACTATGGCAAATAAATGGCAACCCTTTCAAGCTATATCACGGATGTACGCAGATTGTTGCATGACGCTAACGCAAACTTTTATACAGATTCACAGTTAACGGATTACATCAACGCTGCAAGACAAAGAACAGTCAGAGATACTGGATGCTTACGCACTATACAAATAGCGCAAGTTCCTTATAAAGTGCCATCTTCAAGTGTTATTAACGGTGCTACGCCAGCAAACCCTACACAATGGGTAGCTAACACAGCAGTCACAATTAACACTTTTGTATTTAGCAATATTTATATTTATCAATACGCTACAGGCGGAACTTCAGGTTCTAGCGCACCACCCTATCCTGATGCTACTACAAACAATTACAACAACTATCCACCAAGCATTCCGTTTGCTGATGGCAGTGCTACTTTGCAATATGTGGGTAATTGTGAAAATATTTATTATTCGAGCCTACCTCAAGGATCGAACACTTTAGACATTATTAACGTCAATTTGTACTGGGGGAATACCCGTGTTCCGTTGGATTATTTATCTTGGTCTGACTTTAATGCTCGTTTACGGTTTTGGCAAAATTATATCGGCAGACCTTTGGCATTTACCATATACGGTCAAGGTCAGATATATTTCGGACCTGTACCAGATCAAACCTATCAGTTAGAGATTGATACCGTTGTATTGCCAACGGATTTAACTTTAAGCACTTCAACGGCTACAGATCCAATAAACGATCCTTATACAGTTTGCGTTAAATTCTACGCTGCTTATCTTGCTAAGTTTTATGAGCAAAGTTTTGGTGAATCCGAAATATTCAAGCAAGAATATCAAAAACAAATCGCTTCTGTTCTCAATACCGTTTACACCAGGAGAATACCGAGCGCCTACAGTAGTCCTAATTAAATATGGCTGCTGCCGAACAGAAAAAATCGTACCAAGTAATTAAGCAATTTAAAGGGCTTAATACTAAGGCTAACCGTACAGCAATTGAGGAAGATGAGTTTTCTTGGATTGAAAACGCTCATCCTATCGGTTATGCCAACATCAAAATTGTTCCAACTTATAACCAGATAAGCAATTCTTCTAACGTAGCAGTTACTTGGTCAAATACAGTCAGCCAATTATCATCAATCAATATTGGTTTGTATGACTATATTGTTGCTTTTTTAACAGACGGATCTGCACAATATTACAATATTCAAACCTCTGCTACAGGAAACGTAGCTGTTGCAGGTACATTTTCTAGTGATGGCATAAGTTATGCCCAATGGTATAACGACAGAATGTTGATTTTAGATCCCTCAAAAGGTCTATCTTCGTGGGATGGAAACAACGTAGTTTCAATTGGTTCTGTTGGCGTGGTAGCTATCACCAATAAAGGTTCTGGATACAATACCGCCCCTACAGTCACTATTTCAGCCCCTAATCAAACTGGTGGCGTACAGGCTAACGCTACAGCATCTTTAACTAGCGGTGCAAACACCGTTGGTTTTGTGAGCTTGTCTAATGCGGGTTCAGGATATAACGCTGCTCCAACTATTACTTTTACAGGTGGCGGAGGATCAAATGCTGCTGCTGTAGCTGCCTACACTACCTTTGCTACTGGCACGGTCACGGCAAACGTCATTTCAGGGGGTGCTGGATATACCAATGCTTCCAACATTACCGTATCTATTACGGGTGGTGGCGGATCAGGCGCAGTAGGCAATGCTGTTGTTAGCGGTAACGTGGTTACTCAAGTGGTCATGACTAACCCAGGATCAAATTATACTAATAGCGCTAATATTGTAGTAACGATTTCAGGCGGTGGGGCAAGCAATAATGCCGTATTACAAGGCATTGTTAATACCACGCAAAACGTCAGCGTAGCGACTTTTTCAGGTCGAACATGGGTGGCAGCAGGTCGAACCATTTATTACAGCGCTGCGGGGTCTTATAGCGACTTTACAAGCGTTTCTGCTGGATCAATCACCCTTACGGATTCAACCCTTCATGGAAACATTCAGCAGCTTCTTTCTGCTAATAACTTTTTGTATATTTTTGGCGATGATTCGATCAACGTCTTTTCGGATGTTAGGGTTACTACTAGTGGCACTACTATTTTTACTAACACAAACGTAAGCGCTTCTGTAGGATCAAAACGCCCTAACGCCATATTCCCGTACTTCCGTTCTGTACTGTTTATGAACGATTACGGTATGTA